GAACATTTCTCCAGTTGTTTTCCTTCGCCATCCAAAGCACAGCAGCGTGGCTTTTTAAACAACCGAGTGCTCCCGACTTCTGTTGAATTGCAGAGAATCGAATGATTTTTTCCATTGGAACATTCTTTTCCTGGAAAAACTTAGCCATGATATCTCGTCTATCTTGCCGATGATCCAGATTTATATAAACAATCTTATCGATAAACTCCCACATTATTTAATTCACACAATTGATTTCATAGTTATGACCTCAAGTGTGGGTTTCCCCTTAACGCCTTTCTTAGTTTTATATTTAGTTGGAGTCGTGTCACGTAGACGCTTAGTTGGAGTACGCAAGACCGCCCATGCCTGACATAACGCGAAGAACGTTGTAGTTGAGGGCATAGACGCGAACCTGAGCCGTGTTCGTGCCGGCAACCGTGTTGACGGAGACCGTGAGCTGGAGCGTCGCCTTGTCAATGCGCGAGAAGTTGCACGTGCCGGAAGGCTGGTGCTCCTCGGGGCGGAGAGCGAACGAGTAGCAGTTGATACCCGTGGAAGGCGTGCGGCAGTGGTGCTGGTAGGGCTGAACGCGACCGAAGTAGTCGCCCTCACGCTCCGTGAAGCGGTCCTGACCGTTGAGCTGGAGCTTACCAACCTCAACGGGGTTCTTGCCGTCGCAACGGATACCCGACTCAAGAAGAACCTTCGCGAGGAGGTACGTGAGGGGGTCCGTCGTGGCAGCACTGGGAACGTTATTCGTGGGAACGCCAGAAGTTGGGAAGCCTGAACCATATGTGCCACCCGAACCTGTGCCGGCCTGGGAGTCCGTCACGGACGAAAGGGCTACGGCTGATGTGTCCCAGTCATCTGAGTAATTGAAGGGCTGAGGACCCATCCAGATCTGGTTGGCATCACTACCCGCTGCGCAGTCAACGAACGAATCGCGCTGTACAACCCAGAAAAGCTCCTTAACGGGGTGGTTAAAGTTGAGCTGAATCTTGTTCGACGATGACGTGATTGACTCAGCACCCGTGAACTGAACCTGCTCGATGAGGTACTCGTGCGACTGCTGGGCGAAGCGGCGGCGCTCCTCCGTGTCGAGGTAGCAGTAGTCTACGAAGAGCGAGGCACCAAGGAGCGAGCCAGGGGCGGTGGAGTTCGAACCACCGAAGCAGCAGTTCTGGAGCGAGTTGAACTGAACAAGAACGCGGACCTCGTGGTACTGGAGGGCGATAAGGGGAATCGCGACACCAGGGTTGCGGCAGAACCAGAACTGAAGAGGGATGTAGAGCGTCTTGGCAGGGAGACCAGCCTGCTGGCGACACGAGTTGGGAGCACCTGAGCCCGAGCAAGGCGTACCAAGGGGGACACCCGTCGCGTCCTTCATGAGGACAAGGTCGTCCGTGTTACCGATCATGTAGTCAAGGGCACGAACTGAGCCGGCCTCCGTGGAGAGCTGCGTCCAGATCTGCATCCAGTCACCATACTGGCGGTCGATACGCTGGCCACCGATCTCAAGGTCGACCTGTGAGATAAGAGCGTGGCCTACATAGTGAACCCAGCGAGAAAGATTGGTGCTTGTAAGCGCAACTGAGGGAAGAACAACCTGAACGTACGTCTTGTACATAAGATCAGCGTTGCGGTTGATTACGGCCTGAACTGAGCGGTTGAAGTCGGCCTGGCCGTTGAACGTGACCTCGATCGACTCCATCGCGAAGTTCGTGTGGCGCTTGTACAGAATCTTCCAGAACGTGATCTGGGGGTTACCGGAGATATAAACATCCTGCGCGCCGTAGCTTACAAGTTGCATAAGACCGCCACCCATTCTGTTGTTATGTGTAATACAAAGAAAAAGTTTCACCGGAGAAAATTTTTCAGCCGACCTTGAACTTGGTTATTTTACATTCGTTTCATTATAGTATAAAAATGAACCCCCTATACATCCCAACTAACAATCCGCTTATAAATACGTTTATAAGAGGATTTTTAGTATTACTGGTCTCAGTGTATGGGTTCAATAAATCATGGTATGTCGGATACTGGTTTGCGATTCTTCACGATGCTCTTTCACTAACTCTTATATATTTACAAAAGTTGTAAGAGTTACACTCCCACCCAGATAACTAATCTTTTCTGCCATCGGGAATAACTACCTGCGATGGGTTGGTACACTGTAGAATCACTATTCCATTAATTGAAGATAGACCGAGTTGTGCAGCTATTTGTTCTTTAACAGGAGTTTGGTCATATCCTGCAGCCATTATAGTTGCACATGAACCGACTACAACTATAATTGTTTCCTTAATCTTTTGGCCCTCAGGATAGCTCACATAGAGTTTTGCTCCACGTTGAGATATAGCGGAATTTGTTGAGTTCTCGTCTATTCGAACAGGAACAACGTTACCAGCGCCTTGTCTTAGATGAGCCTGAACGGCACCAATCAATGAATTCTGCCCTTTCCCCATTTATATTATCAGTGTTATTTCTTGTCCTCATAGACACTACAGTCTGTAATGGTCATCCCACTAATTGTAGACAGATTCAGCAGTGCAGCTACTTGTTGTTTAACAGAAGTTTGGTCATATCCTGGAGCCATTATAGTTTCACATGAACCGACTACAACTATAATTATTGCCGCAGGTGCTCCGCTGTTGTCAGTATAGTTTACATGAACACGGCATCTACTTATAAATGTAACAGGAACAACGTTACCAGCGCCTTGTCTTAGATGAGCCTGAACGGCACCAATCAACGAATTCTGTCCCTTGCCCATTTATATTACTGCGGTTACTTTCCAGTAGAACCAAAACCACCAGATCCCCGATTATCAAGCGCGGGTGGTAGAGCATCGACCGAATCTACGAAGAAAATCTTCTTCCACGGAAGCCAATCGTGACGAACAACCTGAAATAGACGTCTTCCGTCGGGAATTAGGTAAGAATTCTCATTACCAAGATAATCAACGCGAGCAATTAGCTCACCACGATATCCCGCATCGGCAAGTCCAATCTGGTTTGACATACGAAGAGGAGTCAGCGAAGTTGATGACCGAGCAAGAAGAAGATACGGGACTGACTCTCCATCAGAGTTCAGCGCGGCGAATACACATCCGGTTCTCAGCTCTATTCCGAGATGGGAATCTCCGAACGTGAGACGAGTCTCCAGGCTTGGGATATCAAATCCAGAATCGCTCCAACGACGAGAAAGTAACTGAGACTCCATCTTCTGTCTCAGGTTAGGGTCAGGAACATATACGTATAGGCTCATTTCTCTTACTGAGCCTTCTCCATGAAAACCTTTATCGGGATGAATGTTATGGCAACGCAAATTGTGGCGGCTATCTGGGTCATAATGTTATAAACAAAGTCTTCTTGAGTAACTCTTCCAATCATAAAGTTCGCAAGACTTCCAATAGGTGTAAAGAAACCACTTGTAATTCCCTTCGATATTGAGAACATGGAAAAATAAACAAGAGCCATTATTGTCGGCTCTCCTTCGGTCAGAAGTTTAGCAAATAGAATCGTTACGGTTCCCACGAACTCAATAAAATACTTGTTCATTTGTAATCTTCAACGCCTTAAAATTCTAGAAAGAACACCCGACGTTCTATTTCCAAACGTAAATGGTTTTCTGATTACACTTTTTTGCTCTATATCAGAATACCCTTCTCGTTGCTCACAAAGACCTGGATAAATGATATACCAATTATCCTTCTCTTGGAGTCTGTGCCAATATTGGTCAATCGCATAGGGTGTCAAGTGTTCATAATTTTTATCTAGCAAATGGGCTCCCTCTTTAAAGTTATCCAACAAAGTTTGATAATAATTATTAAAAACCAGATAAGCTACTGTTGTATTGGCTTTCGTTACTTTGTATGTTCCTGTAACCATCGAGACACCATACCCGCCCAACATTATAACATCCGGATTCTTTGGTAGAATTTGTTTTAGAGTTGCCATGCCACTTTCAAAGTGGTTCCATACCATATCGTCTTCAACTATCAAAACATTTTTCCATCTATTTTGAATAGCCATTTCAAGAACAGCGATATGACTCTTTGAGCAACCAAGATGTCCTCTGCCTTTTTCATAGACAGCCTGAAACCGAATAACCTTTTCAGATGGGAAAACAGAAAGTTCTCTTTCTATTTGCTGTTTTCTGTCTGTGCGGTGTTCTAGGTTAATATAGACAACCTTCTCGATATTATCCATTCTTATTAAAGATAAGAATTGTATTTTTAAACCAAGGAGCGCTTAATACTTGCTTTCGAATATAATTACTCTCATTCTCCATGTAGGTATAGCCTAACGACTCGAACTTGTTCACTACATAATCATTATTCCGACAGTTGACGTGGCCTGTGCCTCCTTGTCCAACAACTGCCCATGATAAAACAAGTTTACCACCCGAATTCAAATGACGGTCAAGTGTCTTGATTAGGTTATTTTCATACTGGACTGGTACATGCTCACAGACTTCTAGGCATACTAAAAAATCAACCTTTGGGAACTGAAAATCAGTTGTCAGGTCACGAACATAACAATTCGGAACCCTGGATGTTATCGGATTCCCATCAAACCCATCTGTCTCAATTCCGGCTTTTCTGAAGTTTTCAACATATTTACCTGGCCCACATCCAAAATCATAACTCTTAGTTACACCTAACGATTTGGCAAAAACAACAAGCGCATCAGATACTCCTGGGTCATATACGTGCTCGTGTTCGAAGCGCTGCCCTTGAAATGTCCAATACCCAGTATTAGCTATCATTTGTGTGAATTACATATATGTTGTTAAAATACTATAGTTATTACTCAAATACCATTCTAGGAACGATGTGCATAGCTTCTAGCTCCTGACTCCACAATTTCACAGCATAGGGGATGGTCTTCATCTCGAACTGAGTTTGGACTCCACATGTTCCGCAGTGATAGATGTTTTCCGTCTGATTCACTACGGCAAGAGTTCCACAAGACTTACAGAACCCAGTTCTAAAAGGGTCGCTCACATCCATGAGTCTCTCCTTCGTAAACATCGAAACACCGTGTGAAATCATACAGTCACGCTCCATCTCGCCAACACGTAGACCGCCGTCGCGAGACCTGCCTTCACAAGGCTGGCGAGTCAGACTTACGATAGGACCACGAGCACGAGAATGCTTCTTATCGATGACCATGTGCTTCAGTCTCTGATAGTAGGTGGGGCCCATGAAGATTTCGGACTCCATAATCTCGCCAGTCTGACCATTGTACATCACCTCGTTTCCATAAGGATGCATCCCCAACTGTAGAAGCTGTTCGCGAACAGTTCCGACCGGAAGGTGTGAGTAAGGAGTTCCATCGCCAAGAGTTCCTTTCTCGCAACAAATCTTGCCATACATAGTCTCCATCAGCTGAGCAATCGTCATGCGAGACGGAACAGCGTGAGGATTCATGATTAGGTCTGGACGAATGCCCTTAGCAGTATAAGGCATGTCCTCCTCGTTCATCATGATACCACAGGTTCCCTTCTGTCCGTGGCGGGAAGAAAACTTATCGCCAACCTCTGGAACGCGCTCTGAAACAACACGAACCTTCACGAAAGGATACCCATCCGAGTTTCTATCCTGCCATACTCCATCTACACGACACTCCTCTGAGTTCTTGTGAGTTGTAGAAGAATCGCGAAACTGGTATCCGTTTGGGTCTGACTTAATTGAAGTTACCTTACCAATTACGACGTCGTTCTCCGAGATACGAGCATTCATCTGAGGAACGCCATTCTCTCCAACAGCGTGGTATGATGACGTCTTGAAGCCACGCGTATTCTCACGTCTGGCCTTCGCAAACTTCTCCTCCTTGCCAGAGGCAATATTACGGTGCTCCTCGTCCTTATAAATCGTGTAATAGAGAGTGCGAAACAGACCACGATTCACGGCACTTCTGTTAAGGATTACCGAATCCTCCTGATTGTACCCGCCGTAGCAACCGATAGCAACAATAATGTTGTCACCCGAAGGCATCTCGTGAGTATCGAGAATATTCATCATACGAGTCTCAACAAATGGACGCATAGGAGTACATAGAATGTAACCATTCTTATCGAGGCGTCTTGCGTAGTTTCTCGCAAAGATGCCGATAGCCTGCTTACCCATAGCCGACTGATATGTGTTACGAGGCGACTGATTGTGGTCACTGAACGGGATAGTCCCTGCCATATGACCAAGAATGAGAGTTGGATGAATCTCGCAGTGAGTGTGATTCTCGTTAATCTCGGGAGGGGTCATGGCAACACGAATTACCTCCGTCTCGCATGGGTCAATATACTCGATGTTCGCCTTAACCCAGTCATTCCACTCAGAGTTCTCACCCGGACCGTCAAGCATCTTGCCCTTCTCGACTCGAAACAGCGGCCTCACAAATCTTCCGCTATCCGTCTCGATGTTAATGATATACTCGGTGATATTCCAAGAAATACCCGTATGAGGATGAATCTGAAAGTTTCTCTTTGCCTCGCGAAGCGCCCTGTGAGTCACAACTGGCTTATTCGTATATGCAATGATAACGCCGTTGAGAATGATAGTGGTTCCGGTATAGCTTTTTAGTTTCGTAACCCACGTTAGGTTGGATAGCTTTCGAAGAAAGGTAAGAACAACATTCGCAGGAGTGTGTTGCGTGACAGCCGTTAGCATAGACATCGCCTTCACAATACCAACCGAATGACCCTCAGGAGTCTCCACTGGACATACATATCCCCAAGAGGTTCCATGAAGCTTGCGTGGAGCGAGTAGCTTTCCTGACCGTTCTACCGGAGTCTGAATACGACGAAGGTGAGACAGCGTAGCCGAGTAAGAGAGTCGGTTGAGAACCTGCGAAACACCTACCTTCGTGGCGTTTGACATGGAAGCGACAGTTCCGAGGCCCTGTACAGTAAAGTTACCGGTAGCCAGTGCCTGCTTTAGCTTCCCCTCGATAGTTGAGACTTTCAGAATCTTGTAAAGATTATTCACATTGAGGATTTCAAGAGGTCTCGGAGTCTCGCCCTTCTTCCACGAGTCGTTATTTACCTCATGAACGAACTTACTACGAATATCCTTACACACCTTCTGAAACAGCTGTCGAAACAGATGAGTAAGAAGTGCGCCCGTAGTAACAACTCGCTTGTTTGGATACGCATCGCGATCATCTACCTTCTGCTCACCAGAGAAAGCGCGAAGAAGCTTTCCAATGATTTGTGAAGTAAGCAGAATCTTCCGAGCATACAGAGTCTCCTGCGAGGACGAGTCTCCGCCGAACTTTACATGTGGAAGATACTCGGTATCAAGAAGCGTTCTCACATAGGCATGCTTGTCGTCAAGCGTAGTTCCATACTGAAGATGGTGAGTGAGATACTCGATCGCATCCTCGCGAGTATAAACCTTGATATCCGAGCATTCCTTGAACGAGGCACCAAGTAACTCGATATACTCACCGGTTGGACAGATTAGGTTTGCGATAGCCTCATCCGACTCTACTCCAAGCGCCCGATACATAACCATCAGAGGAATGTCCTCACGGAAACGAGGAATGCAGATAGTTAGTGGATATCCAAGTCCATTAAACTTTGAAGATACGCGAGCTTCTAGCTTTTTGGGAGGAGTCGTGAATGACTCGTGGAGCGACTTCATCTCTGCGGAGTAAGTAAACTTTGACGCCGACTTCTTGTTAAAGAAAATCATAACGCGATTGTCTGCTACCTTCTCCTGGCAGAGAATGGTTCGCTCGCTTCCATGAATGATAAAGTATCCGAAAGGATCATACGTACACTCACCAATCTCCTCCTTCGTCATTGGATAGTCATTCATGATACAGAGCGACGAGCCAAGCATTACTGGAATCTTGCCCAGCGAAACTCCCTCAAAGATCTTCACGTTCTCGTCGAACTCCAGAAGCTCATCTCCCTTGTATGCACGAGTCGTAAACCGAACATCGCAGAACATCTGCGCAGCATAGGTAAAGTTGCGAGCACGCGCCTCCTGAGGAAACATAGGCTTGATACGACCCGTTGCCTCCTGAATGCGAGGCTTCATGTAGGTGATGTTCTCAAATGAAAGCCTCAGCTCATACTTGTACTTCTTGGTCTTCTCGTCCTGTTCGTGCCATACCACAATTGGAGCGGTCGAGGCAATGATTAGGGGAATCTTGTTCCGGATAAAGTCCTCGAACGACTCAATCTGGTGTTCGACTAGCTTTGGGATTCCCTTGCCTTGAAAGTAGTTCTTAATTGTCTCCCACTCCATGGTAGTACTATGAATGGAAATGCCAGTAAATCTATTCTGATTCGTTTTTAATAAGAGGGATGTCAGTTAAAATAACAAAACTAGGAGACGAAGCTCCAAAGAATATTGTTATACCAACCGTTAGTGAACCTAAGCTTGACGCAACAGCCGGAACAAGACGGCGTTCGATAAAGACATTTCCAAAGGGAATCTTAAAGGCAAAAATTGTTCCTGTAAATAATCCTTCTAAGCGTCCTCAGTTAAAGAAGACGTTAAGAAGACTTAGTATAAATATTTCCACATCTAGTGGAGACAAACAACGCAATAAGACTATCAAATCAAAGGTGAGAAAAATGAAGGACAAGGAGGTTCGAGATCTCGTTGTTAAGTCAGGACTTTCAAAAGGTACTGGTCCCCCTCATATTTTAAGAGAAGTTTTAGAAGGTGGATTGGTAGCCGGATTAGTTTCCCAATAATTACTAATGACCGCTATATGGGGTCCGCTGGGCTGGATGACTCTTCACTCTATTTCGATTTGCTATCCCGAGAATCCGGGAGATCCGGATAAGCAAATACTAGACCAATTTATGAATGCGTTTGCTAGTACAATCAGCTGTCCGGATTGTAAAAATCACTTTGGTAGAATCTTTCCCAACTACAAGAACCTACAGCCCGACTGGAATGCTAGTAGGTATAATCTATTTCTAGCGGTGTGTAGAATGCATAATATGGTGAATCGCAGATTAGATAAGCCTGCGCCAAGAACTGTATCGGCTTGCCTAGATACACTAAGAGGTGCGGTGAGATCTACAAGCCCTGCTCAATTCAGAGAAAACTACATTGACTACCTTACGAAAAATTGGACAGCGCTTCGCGATCATTCGTCGTTAAACTATGTCAATCTAATGAAAAATATCAATGATAATTACTGGATTCCAAGAGAAAACTCTTATAATCATGTTGTATTTCCAGAAGCTGACGTATATGAGGATGTAATGAAAGGAACCAATTACAGAGATCCAAAACTTAAGTTTAAGTTTTCTGGAGGGAGATTTGTTCCTGTTCGACTACCCTAGTTAGGTCATATACTGGATTCCATGGTAATGAGATTCGCGGCTTCATTTCCCAATCGTGTCGTTTCATCCATGGATTTCTCGTCTCTGAATGAATTTCATCTGGATGACGAACAACTCGCCTTGCGCTTCTCAGAGACTTCTGAGGCATAATAAACTGTAACTGGCGAGTGACATTGAAATTGAGTTTCGAGTGGGTTGATACAGATTCACGATACTTCACAATATCTGTAATCAGAGGAGCATCTGAATAAGGATACACCCAGTCCCAGTTCTTGGGCTCGCCTTTCAGAAAGTAGTGAAGTGTCCAGTCAAATGTTTTCCAATATGCGTCCACAACGGGTCTCATATTGGTAACACCGTCAAGAACATGAAGACCATACTTAAGACTGAATAACGAAGCGTCTTTTCCCATTAAGGCTCTCTCTTCCGGTCTCTTTCTCAGAGCAATTCTTTCACGCAGGTGCGTAACTTCTCTGCTGGCTGCTACTTCAAGAAACTTCCGCCTACCTTGTGGAGTTGTTAGGTCGGGGTTACCGCATTCGGTATACATATGCAAAGCTCTATCGTATCCGTCTTCTCGCAGCGAAAACATAGCTAAATTAGGCATAAAGTCATTTCCAAAGCAGAGAATACCGAGTGCCATATATTGTTCGATAGGCATGGGTAGTTGGTCCAATAGACTCCAGATAGACAGAGTTGCGAACTCCGCCTGTTTAAGCTTTGGGTCGTTGAACTCAGCACTCTCTCGTAGAAGCCACATTGAGTTTGGAGATGATAGTTTATGATGTTGAAGTGAGATGAGAATTAGATCAGCGTCCAGTCCATAAATACACACCGTTCTGCGCTGTGATTCTGGGAGTTTCTTTAATTGGTGAATTAGCTTGTGTTCACCTTCACCTGGTTCTCCAGTGCCACTAATGATAGCAAGTGGAAATCTAGAACGCATGGCAACTTCTAGTTCTCTCATATACGGAGTGTCGGGTGAAATCTGATTACGGTCGAAGATACCACCTTCCTCTTTTACTCTCATTCTTCGGTATCTCTGTTGAACTATCTTTGCGTATGGCACTAACCCATCCGATGTAATGATAACCTGCTTCGCCCGACAGAAGTTATCAACAATATATTGAAGCGCATCAAGAATTGAGGTTATTGGATCCTCATCCTTGAGGTACCTGTGAATGAGGCAATTGAAGTCAATAACAAAGGCATCCACGTTCAATGGCGTCTCTTTCTTAACAACTTTGATGATTCCCTTGTGGGACTTTGTAAGGCTTGCAAAATAGAAAGGAATGCCCATTCTACTGTGTTCGGGATGTGAGTGAAAACTCTTGTTAGATAACAAATGGCTTGGTGGATAGTCTTTCTGTTTTTAATCTCGGTTGTAGCCTACATGTGGTCAGTTACACCAAAGATTAAGGTCTCAGGATGCTCTTCGTGTCCCAATAAACAAGTATCTGAATCAATGTAAATGCCGTCAGCAGAAGAGATGGAGGCAGAGAATCTAGTTAATACATCAGCCGGTCGGCGTCGTCCAAGAATTGGAAGCTTAAGTCATGGCGACCTCACTCAGCTTGGCTATTCTGCTAGTGCTCCCAGAAGAACTCGGCGTCGTGCGATTAAAAAGGCTGTTCGTAAGTTCGGCGCACTATCAACATTTCGCAAGTTAAATGCCGTTGCGGTATACAGCAAGAGAACTCCCAAAGGGAAAATATTCAAAGCCGACCGTAACTGGGAAAGAAAAACCTTTCTTAAAAGATAAAAATGGACTGGAAGAAGCTTCTATTCCACGCCCTCGTTTTTGCCGCGTTCGTTCCTGGCGTCCTTGTCACGCTCCCCCCAGGAGGCAGTCGTCTTCTCGTCCTAGCCGTACACGGCCTACTCTTCGCGGTTGTGAGCCGTATGGTATGGAAGGTCGTCTTCAAGCGTTAAATCTTCGCTACCAAGTTATAAATGGATCTAACAGGAACCTTAATCACAGCTGGACTCTTCTGGGCGTTTGTTCCGGGAGTTCTATTCACGATACCAGTTCAT